GTGAGCGGACTCCTCGAACTCCTCCGGCCGGAGAACCTCGAGCAATTCAAGCGCGATGGGCTCCGCGTCCGGATCCTCACGAAGGGCGGCCTCGCGGTCGAGCTGGGTCCGAACCAGGACCCCGAGGATCTCGCGCGGCCGCCATCCCTCCACGGCGCGCGGCTCCGGCGGAAGGTCCCGCTCGACTCGTTGACGAAGTCGCTCCGGACGGAACTCGCCCGGGTGACCCGCGTCCTCGAGCGCCGGGTCGAGCGCGAGCTTCGCCGCTCGGGGATCCTCGCGCGCCTCGAGGCCGACGCCGCGAAGCGGGAGAAGCGGGGACCGATCGGCCGGGGCGGGATCCCGCTCGGGCCGGAGCGCGAACTCGCCCTCGAGCGCACGTTCCGCCTCGACGGGATGGAAGCCGTCGCCCGGCTCTTCGCCGACGAGGAGACCGCCTTCCAGCTCGAGCTTGAGTCCGTCCTCGGCGACTCCTACGAGGAGTTCTTCAACCGGGGAGGGTCGGCCGCCCGGGTCGAGCTGGGCGCTCGGGGGAACTTCAAGCTCACGAACACCGCCATTGCCGACGCCCTGAAGGCGCGAGCGAACAAGCTCGCCGGCGACATCGCCGAGGACGTCTTCGATCGCCTGAAGACCGTGATCGCCGATCAGTTCTACCTCGAGGGCCGAGGGATCGCCGACGTCGCCCGCGCGCTCCGCGAGGAGTTCGACTGGCTCACGAAGACCCGGTCCGACCGGATCGCCCGGACCGAGACCCTCTCGGTCACCGAGGAGGCGCAACATACGGTCTACAAGGCCTCGGGGATTCACTTCAAGCGCTGGATCACGACCCTAGACGGCAAGGAGCGCCAGACTCACTTCGAGGCGCACGGCCAGCTCCGGGCAATCGACGAGGCCTTCGACGTGGGGGATTCGACCCTCATGTGGCCGGGGGATCCCGACGGGCCGCCCGAGGAGATTTGCAATTGCCGGTGCGCGACCCAGCCAATCGTCACCGCCGACCAGCTCTTCTCCGACGCGGACATCTGGCGGGGGGACGTCGACCCCGACGAGTTCGCGAAGGACCGGGAGGAGCCTCGAGACGAGCTGACTCAGGGGCCGTCGGCGCCGCCGCCCTCCGACACCGAGGACCTCGAGTTCGGCGACGAGGAGCCGCCCGACGAGGGCGCGGCCGAGGACGAGAAGCGCTCGCCCTGGGCGGAGGTCGTCGAGATCCGCGATCCGGGCCGAGTCGTCGCGACGATCCCGGCCTCGCTCGCGAACGACCCGCGACTCTCGCAGATCGAGCGCGAGCCGGTCCTCGAGATGACGACGAAGGACCTCGTGGCAATCGAGAAGTGGCTCAAGGCCGAGCGGGAATACGAGCGCGACGACCGCGGGCGGTTCGGGACCGGGGGCGGAGGGGCGAAGCCGGGCGACGAGGAGGAAACCAGGTCCGCGAACTTCCCGACGGTCCGGGGCCTGCCGGACAAGGTCGGCCGTCAAGTTCTACTGACCGAGATCGCCATTACGAAACACGACTACGAGAGCGGCGCGGTCTGGGATAAGGACGGGAATCGGATCGGGGGGGTTATATCACAGCAGAACCCGACCTCGGTCGCCTGGGAACCGGGGATGCTCGAGGCCGCCCGGGGCGGAGTCCTGACTCATAATCACCCCGGAAGTAGTTCCTTCTCGAAGGGCGACGTTCAAGTCGCGAGTCAGTTCGGCCTCGCCGAGATGCGCGCCGTCGGAAACGACGGGACGGTCTATCGGATGACTCCGGCCGTGGGCGGAATCTGGCCGAGTAAGCAAATGATCGGCCGCGAGGTGCAGAAGGCCGTCGGAGAAGTCGACAACGAGATGAGATCGGCGAAGGCCGCCGGCGTGATAACGGTCGACCAGGCGAACAGCGAATGGAATCATCTCGCCTGGGAGAAGACCGCGCCGAAGATCGGGATGGTCTACACCCGAGACGATTCTCGGCGTACCCCGGAGGCCGCCGCCCGGATCCCGCGAATCGACCGGGAAGCCTACGCCCGCGCCGCCTCCGAAGGTCGAGAGGCCGCCGCGGCACGCGAGGCGCAATTCCAGCGAGAGCGCCGGGAAGCATACGAGCGACTGACCCAGGGAGAGGCCGTCGCCCGCGCCGTCGCGGCTCAACCGAGCGGCGCCGAAGCCTCCCGCGCTCGAGCGGCCGAGCGCGCTCGCCGCGAACGTGAGGCGACCACGCGCCCGCGCGCGGCGGCAGCCGAGCCTTCGACCGAGCGGCAAGCGGCGATCGACCGCTTCCGCCGGCAATACGGCGCCCAGATCCGACCAAGGGGGACGACATGATCCGAGACGACGAGCCAAAGCCAGGAGAACTCGACGACAAGGAAGTCGAGCGACCCCGCTACCGGGAACGCCCCGACGGGACCCTCGAGGTCATCGACTACGAGGACGACGAAGACGACGACCTCCTCGACGAGGAGCTGGAAGACGAGGACCTCGACGACGAGGACGGGGACGAGGACGAGTGAGGGGGCTTGGAGAGCTGGACCGAACGACGACGCAAAGAGAGGGCGAAACGCTTCGAGGAGCCGCTCCGGCCTGGGCTCGGCTCGTCCGGGCGACCGCTCGAGCAAGTGCGGTGCGGGAAGTGCGGCTATCTCCTCGCCGAGCGCGAGCACTTCCGGAAGGGGGACTATATCGTCCTCCCGCCCGGAGTCGACCCGCCGACTCCGCCGCCGCCGACAACCGTCCTCGTGCTACGGTGCGCCAAGTGTCACGAGAAGCGGGCGGCGATTGTCGACCTCCCGAACTATCCCTGGGCGTCGAACGGTAACGGGAAAAAACGATGAACCTATTCAAAGGCCGACATCACCACCGGGACCGCGGTTACGCGGATGAGCTTGAAGCGATCGAGCGCGCCGTGGTAACGGTAGCGGCAACGATCAACAAACGACTAACCGAGGTCGTCGAGGCAATCAAGGCCGAGGGCGCTGGCGCCGGCCGGCCTCACTTTGAATACACAGTCGGACCCGTGAGTCCGAAGAGGAGAAAGACCATGCCTCTCGAAGTTCAAACCACGGTCGAAGAGCAAATCCTAGTGACAGTTCATCCGAAGACGAACGCCGGACGACCGGCCGAGATCGACGGGCCGATCCGCGTGTCCGTCATTTCGGGCGATGGAACCTTCGAGGTCCAACCCGACGGCCGGAGCTATCAGTCGATCTCGACCGACACGCCCGGGGACACGAGCCTTCTCGTCGAGGCTGACGCCGATCTCGGCGAAGGGAACGTCCTGATTCAGGATACGACCATTCATCACTCGATCGGCGCGAACGCGACGAACCTCGGACAGGAAGCCGGGGCGATCACGCCGAAGCCGGTCGCCCGAGCGCGTTAACGAAAAAAGTTCTTGACGCGATCTCCGCGTCTCTGCGATAGACAGGTTCGACGCCAAGGGGAAGAGCGCGCGAACATTCTTCCTCCTGGGCCATATCGAACGGCCCTCCTCCGGTGCCCCGGGGGAGGGCTTTCTCTTTAGGGGGCGAGCTTGTGAACGGACGCGAGAAGATCCGACAGCTCAAGGCGACCTTCGACGAGTGCGTCGCGGCGGTGATGACGGACCCGAACTTCGCACCCGAAGGCGACCGATCCCCCGAGGAATCGGCCGCCGCAATCTGCGCCACGAAACCAGGCGGACCCGCCGAGGGGAAGTCTCAGGACGCGGCGACCGCCCTTCTTCGGGGTGACGTCGACCGGCTCCCCGAGCGCGGCCGCCGAATCTACGACTCGATGCATCGGTCCTCGATGCGCTTCTTCGCCCGCTCGCGCGGGATCGAAGCCTCGAAGGCCGCCGAGGACCAGGGGCTCGAGGCCTACGCCCGCGGGATCGCTTGGCGGGCCGTGGCCGAGGCCTACGGCTACGATCGCGAGGCGGGGGCCGGAAAGGGTCGACTGGGGGAGGCGGCCCGACCGACCCCCGCCACGAAATACGCGCCGAACCAGGCCGCCGGCCTCGAGGGCGGCGACGTCGTCGTCCCGATCGCCCTTACTTGGCGCGGCGACCTCTCGCGGTTCTATGACCAGATCATCGTCCGCGAGGTCCCGAACTCGGGCGGCGTCAAGCTGAAGATCGGACGCGAGCGCCTGAAAGGCGCGAACTCCCTCATCTACGCCCTGGTCCCGCGCGCCGTCGCGGGCGACATGCCGGGCGGGGTCGGCGCCGTCGACTGGGTCCGCCGGAACATGGCGCTCCTCTACCAGATCGGCAAGGCCGAGCACGCCTCGAGCGTTCTCACGACTTCCGAGTCCTACGTCAAGCGCGCCGGCGCCGGGACCCTGATCGAGGTTCAGGCCAAGTTCTTGACGACTCCCGCTCAAGCCAAGCGCCGGATCACCTACGGCGTGATCTATCCCGCCTGGGAGGTCGACCTCCAGGGTCAATACGCGACCCTCGACCAAGTCGAGCGGATGGCGCATGGGTTCCTCGAGCGCGGCGGCAAGGTGAAGCTCATGCATCGCCAGACCGAGATGTCGGATGGCCGGCCTCCGGGGGTGATGGTCGAGAGCTTCATGTCGCGGGAAGGCGATCCCGACTTCCGCCCCGAGGCCTGGATCGGCGCCACGCAATGGCACCCGGAGGTCTGGCCGGACGTGGTTTCGAAGCGGCTCCGCGGCTACTCGATCGGCGGCGAGTGGTCCGTCTCGCCGCTTCACCTGGTCTCGATGCCGCGCGAGGAGGTTTCGGCGTGACGCTCGACCCGCGGGTTTTCCAGGAGCTGGGGATCGTTACCCGGATCGACGACGGAATCGTCGACGAGGTCTCGAACGTCGACGACCCGGCGACCGACATCGAGTTCGCGATGTTCAAGGCGATCGAGAAGGCGCCCGGGCTCGCGGATGTCGAGGCCTGTCTTCGTGATGGCATTGCGACCCCGACCGAGTGCCAAGCGCAGTCGGAGGGGTGGGGTGATCTTCTCCGGGCGGATGTCCGGATTCAGGACTCAGGGACCAAGGGGGAACCGATGGAAAAGATCGAAGCGCTCGCCGGCGAGGCTCCGCCTCCGCCGGTCGAGGGGGACGTCGCTCCCGCCGCGGGACCCGAGCCGATCGAGATCCCAGCGACGCCGGTCGACTGGCCGCTCTCGAAGTGCATCGACGCGGGCGTGAAGATGAACCTCACCGAGGACCAGGCCGGGCAGGCGTGCATGTTGCTCCGCGAACAGTACGGCGCCGCCGGCGAGGACGGGAAGCTCCTGATCCCCGACGGCGTCAAGCCCGAGGCGCTCCTCGGCGCCGCCGCGGCGGACCTCGGGTTCGCGGTCCTCGGCGGGAAGGCGACGACCCCGAAGCGTGCGGCTCCTGATCCGAAGGCCTACAAGGGGATCGGGACCCATTGGAAGAACTTCGTCGACGGGTTCCTCGGCGTGAAGCCGAAGCCCGGCGAGGAGCTGGCTCGCTACCTGAAGAGCCTCTCGTCCCAGAACAAGGCCCTCGCGGCCAAGGTGGAGGAACTCGTGAGCGATCAAGCGAAGACCAGGGACGACCTCCGGCTAGCGATCCGGATGGCCGACCGAGCGAATCGTCGTCAATCGGAGATCGTCGCCGCGGCGCTTGGGGTGAAGCTCCCGACCGAGGAGGACGACGCCGACTTCGACGAGCCGCGCGCGACAACTCCCGCGCCGGCCGAACCCCAGGCTCACCCGCTCGAGGTCGGCGGCAAGCGCTCCCAGAAGTGTGACGCCCCGGCAGCTCCGGCCGCCGAGGTCCCCGCGACCGAGCCGGTCGCCGAGGAAGCCAAGGCCGAAGCGGTCGCCGCCGCCCCGACCGACTCCGAGCGGATCGCGCGCCTCGAGATGCTGATCGAGCAACTCATCGCGGGCGGGCCGGTCGACGCCGGGATGGAACCCGAGGGCGACGAGTTCGAGCAACTCGCCGAGGAAGAGCTGATCGCCGAGACGCTCGCGGCCGCCGGCGCCACGGTGCCGGGGAAGCGCGCGAGTGCGGTCTCTCCGCTCCTCGCTCGCCGCGCCCAGATCAAGGCCGACATTCTCGGCGGGCTGAACGGTGGGCTCCCGAAGGGTTACTCCCGCGGGTTTACCGGGATGGTGATCGCCGACGCCGACCGCGAGGCCGTTCGTCGGACTCGTTCCGTCACTGGCCTGCATATCAAGCGCTAGGCGCGGAAGGGGAAGACTTTGGGTCACCGAATGTTTCTCGGGGTCTCAGCGATCCCGACCCGACCGGTCACTACTCAATTCACGCGGCAAGCGCTCGTCGGCCTCACTGGGGGCGATGAGGCCTTGCCCGAGAATCCCGAGTTCTTGAAGTTCGTCGCCAAGTGCCACGCGCAAATGGTGACGGGCCGTAAGAACTGGCCGATCTTCGAGCCGCGACGGATGGGCAAGGTCCTATCCGCTCACGGTGTCGATCTCGAAGCGCAGATGAAGAGCGTCGACGAGCCGCTGGCGATGCCTTCGTTCTTCCAGCGTCCGGAGGAGACGGTACGCCTTCTTCGCGGACTCTCTTTCCTGACGACCGACCCCTCGAGCGCGGCCGATCATCTTCGCCAACGCGAAGAACTCGTCCGCAATCTGTAGGGCCGAAAACCGAACGAACGAGGAGGAGCAAAGCGGTGTCGAATTACCTGTCCGCCGCCCATAACATGATGTCCATTCCGGGCGTCATGGCGGGGCGTCCGCTGTCCAAGTACGAGGCGCAGAAGTTCCTACTCCGCCCCTCGAACCAGGCGCTCATCCGGCCGAAGGAGGCCGAGCGGCTGATCGATTACACCCGCGACGAGTCGGTGATGTTCCGGCAAGTCACGATCAAGCGCATGGACGCGCCCGAGGAGGAGATCCGCTTCCTCGAGCTGGTGGGCGGTGTGCTCCGACTCGCCACCTGTAACACCGACCCCGACGAGTCGGTATCGATCGTCAACTCGTCCAAGTGCTTGAAGACGATCTCGCTCGACGCGAAGTTCTTCCTCTGCGACGACGACGTTCAGGACAACATGACTGGCGCCCAGCTCGAGGACCAGATCCTCACGATGGCTGGCACGGCGATGGGGAACGAGGGCGAGATCCTCGCCTGGATGGGGAACACGAACGGGATCTACTCGAACCCGGCCGTGATCGACGACGACGTCCTTCACGAGAGGGATATGTGGTACCGGCAATTGCAGCAAGGTCACTTGCTGAACGCGAACTCCTTCGCGGGCGAAGACCGGACGATCTCGACTCATAAGCTCTCATGCATGATTCGCGCGATCCCGACCAAGTACCGCGGCACGCCTGAAGCTCAGAAGTTCTTCATGCCGGCGGACATGGAAGAGGACTGGGCGGAGCTGATCCAGTCGCGGATCACT